TTTGATCTCGCTGCCCGTGCCGCCGAACGACAGCGACCAGGTGTCCCCTTCAGCGTTCGGGCCGTCACTTGATATCTGTACATAGCCATCGCCAAATTTGGACTCACGGGTTCTGAAAGTGCTGTCCCCCCCCGCCTCATCGTCTGGCTCCCAAACAAAGGTTTCTACGGCCATCAGCCTCTCCCGCTGGTGTTTCTGTGGCTTGTGCCTCCGGGTCGCCATGAGTCGGCGATGGCTTTCTGTGCAACCCCGAGCATCTGGCGTTGCATGTTCTGCTGAAGCGCCGCGCTGTCGATCTCCATGCCTTCGCCGCTCCGGTCTTCAAGTGTCAGGTAAACAGGTGCCTCCACTTTTACGACCGTGCCGCCGCTGGTGGCAGCGCCTCCAACCATGCGAACACCGAGTGATCCGTCTGCACCGCGCGCCAGCGGCATGATCGCCTCCGGCCCGGCCTCACCCATCACGCCAGTCCCACCTCCGGCCATGCCAAACGCCGTGGGCGTGTTGACGATGCTGTTGGTAAACGCTGCACCGTCGGCAAACATTTGTACTCCACCCGACCACGCACCACCTTTGGCCTGGGCGAAGTAGGTCGATGAGTAGCCGGCCTGTGAAGCGCCGAGATTCGATGACACCGCGCCAGCAGACCCCGCAGCCAATCCGTTCCCGCCGCCGCTGGAACCCAGAGAGCTGACTCCCGCATTGAACAGCATCTCCAGCAAAGCGGAAGACGCTTTCCGAGAGGCGATGCGCCCCATGTCAGTGATGATGGATGTTGCGAAATCAGAGAACTTGAACTTGCCCGTGGTCGCGAACGTGTTCAGCGAATCCTCCATCGTGCCGAAAGCGCTTGTGAAAGCGGCCTTCGTCTGCCCGGCTACGTCCTTGGCCGAGTCCAGATAATCGGAAAAAGCGGACTTTGCTCCCAGCCTCCAGTCACCCTGAGCGGCATCAAGATTCACATACCCTTGCTGCATTGCCGCCAGCTGCTTGGCGCCGTACTGCTGCGTCAGGGCGATCTGTGTTTCCAGCGCCTGGCGCTGCTTGTCTGTGGTGGCAGTTGCCAGCTCGGTGCGCAATGCCAGCACCTTGTTGTTGGTGTCCTGCTCCAGCGACAGGCGAGCCTGCGCCCGCTCAGCTTCTTTGCTACCCATGCCGACTGCTGCGGCTGTCTGCTGGTAAGACGCGGTAGCAATAGCGAGCTGGCGCTGCAGGTCGGCCTCGTACTTCATGGCTTCAGCCATTCCGCCGGCGGACGCTACGGTCTGGTCATACTGCTGTTGCAGCCACTGCAGACCTTGCCCGTACTCTTCCGTGGAAATCTTCCCGGACTTGTAAAGCAGCCGCAGTTCCTCGGTTTTTTTCGACTGCTCATCTGCCGCCGCGCTGACCGGATCGAAGCTTTCCTTGAGCTTGGCGTAGGCATCAGCCGCAGTTTTGAGCTGCTGCTCGAGCTTGTTCTGAGCCTCTTTATGTTTTTGCGCTGACTCTGTCGCAGACTTGTCCGCGTCTTTCTGGGCATCGTAGGCCTTGGCGGTATCACGGATCTGCTTAGCGAGCGCGCCCTGCGGATCAATCTTGTTCTCGGTAATGAACCGGTCGGCTTCCTCGAGCTTGGTCTTGTCCTTGAGCGAGTGAATCTGCTTTTCCAGCGTCTGCTGGAAGTTTTTGCCGGCATTCTCGGCAGCGATATCGACTTTATTCTTTTCCTTCGTGCTCTCGGTGCTGCCGTCGAGCTGCTTGGTGTACAGCGCCTGGCGGGCCGCCAGCAGGTTCGTATTGACGTCAAGCGTGCTGACGGCTTCGGACTGCTTGACCCAGCCGTCCAGCTGTTTCTGAGGAATGCCAAGCGATTGGCCAACCTTGAGAATCGTATCGGAAAGCGGTTGTCCCGCCTTCCTGGCTTCGTCCATGCTGCTCGCCAACGCGGCAAACTGTTTACCACCGGCTTCGCTGGAGCGCGGACCGATGAGCCCTCGCTGCATCGACGTGCGCAGGCCCTCAAATGCATCTGCGGCTTCCTTGGCCGAGTCTCGTTGCTGCTCGGTGACACGCACCAGTGCGCCCTGCTGCTGGTCGCGGGTCAGTTGCGCGAACTCCTTGCGCACTTCTTCGACCGAACGCTTCAGATCGTTCACGTCCGTGCGGGCGGTCTGGGCATTGGACCCCATAGCCAGGAACGCCACGCCGACGCCGATCGCCAGCGCCGCGATACCGGCCGGGCCGCCCAGCAGCGCCAGCAGCGACGAGCTCGCACGCGCCAGCACGTTCTTGGCGGCGGCGGCCTGAGCCTGGGCCGCTGCGTTGGCGACCGTGGCCGCCGTGTCGCGCGCCATGGCAGACGAAGACGCCGCAGTAGCGATTGCCAGGCGCTGGGTGGCAGCGGCTGCGGCCGTCTTGGCTGCTGCAAGTTCAACATCCATGGCGGCCAGCGCGGCGGTGTATCGCGTCTCTTCCACCGTACCGACGGCCAGGCTGGCCTGATAGGCGAGCGCCTGGCGCGCAGCTTGCACCTGGGCGAGACGCGCGATTGTCTCCGCTTCCAACGCCTGAGCTGCCGAGTATGCCGCGACTGATTCGCGTAGCTTGGCCGCAGAAGACGCTGCCGACGCCGCCGTTTCCTCGGCCTTGGCGATAGCAGATGCCTTGGTGGTGGCGATGTTGGTGAGAGTCGCCTTTGTAGCCGCCGCAGACGATGCCACCGCATCAATGGCGAATTTGGCAAAAGCCGCCGCCATCTTTCCGCCCAGCGCTGCGACCAGCACATCCACGTTCTCGGCCAGAAAACTGATCGTCTCGCCCAGGCGCTTAGCGCCGCCGTTGTCGCTAAGGCCCTGTAGAGACTTGCTGATGCTCTCGATACCTGGCAGCAGGCCGATAGTGATCTGGTTGGCCGCCCCGGAGAAGGTTGCTTTCAAACCAGAAATAGCCTGCCCCGCAGCGACGAGACGGTTGATGTTGAATTCAGAAATTATTTTGCCCGTACGATCTGCCTGATCGCCCCAATCCTTGAAGCCTTTGCCGTTGTTTCGCAACAACGGAATCAGCGCTGTAGATTCGTCACCCATTGCCTCCATAAAGGTCGTGAGCTGCTGCTGATTCGCTCCAGCTTTTTCAAGAGACGTGTAATAGAGCTGCAAAGCTTGGGGTCCGGACAAATTGGCAAATTGCTCCCTGGCCACCCCTACCCTTGGCGCAATCTCTTTGAAGAAATCAGCCATCTCGCCGCCGCCACGCTGCAGAAATTCGCCGACTCGGTCATTGGTATCCTTGAAGATGTCGGCCAGCTTGTCCTGCTCGATGCCTACAGTCTTCGCCCCGTAGCTCATGCGCTGGAAATCTTCGACCGTGGTGTTCGAAAGCGCGGAAAGGTTCTTGACCTCTTTCGCGTAATCGATGGTGGTAGTCGTCAGCGCCACCAACCCGGCGATCGAGCCAGCAGCGGCCAGGTTACCGGCACCGATCTGATCGAATGCTGATGTAACCGCACGGCCCACCGTTTGGGCGCTGGCGTTCACTCGGTCGAAAGCGTTGTCGATCCGACCCAGGCTTTGATCGATGTTATGAGCGGTGCTCGACACCGAGCCTTCCGAGCGGGTCAGCTCCTGGCGCAGCTGCGCCGTGGTGGCTTCGATGCGAACCAGCATGCCTTGGACGTCGGTATCGGCCACGTGTAGAACTCCGGAAAACGTTATGTGCTGCCCTTGCCGGTGAGCGCCATACGCAGCTTCTGCGCGACGGTCGCCGGCTTGGGTTTGGATTGGGGGCTGGACTGGGTGCTGCTGGGGAAGGGGCTGGTCATGCGTGCCCACTCGATCTTCGCATCCATAGCGAGGAACAGTTCGGGCAGCGAGGTATGCCACGCCACTTGCGGTGACCAACCGAGCCAGCCGGTGGCCACCGCATAAAGCCGATCGACGTAGCTCCCCGCCTCTACGGCGCTGACTCCGTCGGCTGCTCCTTTCCCGGCTCACCACCGCGCGGGTTGTACAGGGCTGCCAGGTAATCGTTCAGCTGCGGGGTCATGTCTGCTACGCCCGCCTGCCATACCGCCTCTGCCAAGCCTTCCGTCTGCTTTTCAGTCAGATTGGCACCGGCAGCGATGATCAGCGCGGCACCGTCCACGCTGACCTGATGCAGCGCGCTGGCTGCGCCTCGGAGTCCGCCGAAACGCGCCTCGATAGAACGGACGGCAGCCAGGGTTGGCCGCAATTGATAGGTGGTCCCGCCAATGACAAGATCGATGTTGCCGTGCAATGTCTTGCTCATGGTTCACCCGATCAGGCGGCAGGGCCGGCAGCAATTTCGATGACATCGGAGTTGATGCCCATGGTGATGTTGCGGCGCACAACGTTGTCAGCTGCGCCAGGCGCAACGGTGTTGTTCATCACCTTCACGCGGAAGTAGAAGGTGGTCGGCAGCACGGCAGGCGTTGCTGTCGCGTCACCGTCGTTCAGCGTGACCTTGATGTTGTAATCGCCCTTGGAGCGGTCCTTGTGGGCAACCTTCACGGCCTTTTGACCCGCGTCGCCGTTGTCCAGGCCGACAGTCAGCGTCATGTCGCCAGCGTCAGCAGTGCCCTTGTACTTGCGCACGCGGCCATCCTTCAGCGACGTGAAGGTCACCGAACTGAAGGTATCGCCAAATTCGCCCAGGTCTTCGATTTCGCCGACCTCGACGTAAACGTCCTGTTTGTAATCGGCTTCGGTATCGGCGCCGGTTTTGGTGCCGAGGCTAAGTCGGCAGCCTGCAGCGGTGTTCAAATTGTCGTCGGCCATGGAAAATCCTCCAAAAGGCGCATTGGATAAAAGCCGCGAGGCGGCAGATGTTGAATCAGTGAGTGGTGATGACGCGGACCGTAATAGCGCCCATGTACGTGACGCCGTCGGCATCACGCTGTGAGTCGGCGCGCTCGACACGGACAGACACTGCCCGGCCAACCTCCAGCGGCAAGGGGCGCTCGTCCAACGCGGCGGTCACTTCAGCGTTGATACGCTTGACCTCGGCCTGGCCGTGAGCATCCGACCAGACGGTCAGGTAGAGCAGGCGCTGCTGACGCTTGCGCCCGGCGATAGGGCTGGTGTTGGTCGAGATTTCCCGGTCGATTGAGACATACGGCATTGGCGTGTCCAGCGGTGCGCCATCGTAGATGGGGCACGACACCTCGGCCTGTAGCCGCTCGAAAAGTGCGACCTGCAGGGCAACGGACGGATCAGCCATCGTTACCTCCCTGGCTGGCCTTCTTCAGCGTTCGATTTACGGCGGCGCGGATGTCCGCCATCACCACCTCCCGGTTCACGTCCAGCGAAGGCCGCAACCACGGATGAGCCGGCAGCGCAGGTATGCTCGGGTACTTGCCGAAAAACGTGGAGCCGTCCGACTTATTCTTG